CCCTACCACACCCCCGCCCTTCGTTCATAGGATTGCAGGCGAAAAGCACTTTATGCCACTGTTTCCTTTCCGTAATAGCACGTTTATCATGTGATAACGCATAGCAGTATAGCTAAGTCATTGATAACATTGAATAACCCTGATGTGATAAGATATATTATAGCTAATAGCACGCATAGTTAGCAGTGTAGTTAGGCCAATGGGTTATCTGTTTAGCTATTAGCAGTCCTGCTACTCGCACATATAGCGAGCAAACAAGTTTAGCCGTTCCCATTTCCCGTATAGCCCGTATCTGACTATTCGTTAGTTATGTTAGCTACTCAGTTAAGGGGTTTCTTGTTCTTACTGTTAGCAGTTCTGCTACACTTACTCTTAACCAAAATGACTATAGGTTGTAAGAAGGGGTTACTTTATGCGAACGACCTGACGTTCTCATAAATCACACCGCCATCTAACAATCTATAAGGGAAAACAAGCACTTAGAGCCGAATTACCGTAAAGCTAAACATGCCTATAGGAAAGTCCCTTTAAATCTGTTAGAATGGCCTATAGTAGCAATAGTGCTAATATGACTGTAAAGGGCTTGCGAATGCGTAAAGTGATTAGAAAAGGTAAAACTTGGGGTGATGGATTAGCAGGGGCTATTAGTGTAGAGATAGATGATAAGAAACGGATTTATACTAAGTATGTTAATGAGAGAGCGGGAAAGGCTATAAGCTTTGACTATGCATTCTATAAGGCTGAAACTCTGTGGTATTGGCTATTGAGCAAAGATATTAAAGTGGATAGGCCAATGGCTGAGAGTACAGGCACAATAGCAGGATTTAACGATTACCTGAGATTAACGGAATACGTAGAATTGCAGTGTAGCTTGCGGGGCATTGATTGCGAGGCTATGCTACACCCTCAGCTAATAGGCTTAGAAGATAGTAAAGTTATAATAGACGATGGAAAGAGCTTAGAAGTTAGATACATAAGAATGTTAGGAAAGCACATAAAATACCATGTGTTAGTGAAAGAGGGTAAAACTACAGGCGCTAGGGCTAAAGGGGTCTATAAATCTGTTAGTATCTGTAGAGAGTAAAAATAGCTATTGACGTAGGTTTAAAACTTACTATATAACTGTACATAGCAAACGTGCTAAACAATCGGAAAGGCTAATAACATGCATATTCACTATTCTTTACTCGGTATCAAAATGGGTTTTCGCGTAATTGAGAGCTATACGGGAGACTATGCTACGTATATCCCCCTTCCCTTCTGTGATAAAGAATTGCGGATAGGTACAAGCTTTAACCCTGATAACGGGATTAACGTAGCAATAGCCCTATTAAAGGCTTCATTAGTGACCATGGCCTTAGCGTTATTCCTGTTTGTTATGTACGTAGGGATTACAAACGACCTTTGCAGCCGTATAGATACGTTTGACGCTATGGCGCAAGCGTCTATGAAACTAAGCGTTAGCGAATGTGCTAAGCTCTGGTATGTAAGATAAGCTTTAAACAACGGAAAGGAATAAAGCTATGAGAACGAAAACACTAAACATTTACACGTATGAAGAATTAACCCCAGAGGCCAGAGAAAAGGCTTGCGAGCAATATAGGCAGGCGGGGATGGATTATCACTGGTCTGATGAATGGCGCGATAGCCTAAAGGGTTTTAGTGATACGTTCCCGATACGCCTTAGAACATGGGAAGTTAGCACGCATAGCCATACTAGCTTTAACTTTGGTATGACTAACGACAATATAGAAGACGTTAAAGGCGTAAGGCTTTATAAGTATCTACAGAATAACTATAATATGAAAGACTTGCTTTCCGGTAATTGCCCATTTACGGGATATTGTGGAGATGAAAGCTTTTTAGCGCCATTGCAAGCCTTTATGAAGAAACCTGATAACCGTACATTTAGAGAGCTAATGAATGACTGCCTAGAGAACGGTTTTAGTGACTGGCAAAAAGATATGGAGTATCAGGAAAGCGATGATTACATTGCAGATCATTTAATAATTAACGGCTATGAGTTTGAGGAAGACGGCACAATGGCCTAAGCATACTTTATAACCCTGTAGTAATGCGGGGTTATATGGATACGCTTATGTATCAAACAATCGGAAAGGACTAAACAAAATGGAAAAGCTTTTAATCTGCATACCCTTTACAGGGTTTTATGAGAGCGTTCATAACTCTTTTATTGACGATAGCATAAACGACCTTTTTAGCGATAAGGAAACGGGAAACCCCCTAGATATTCCAGACGCTTTCTACATGACAAACTATTGTCCGCAAGAAACGCGGATAGAATACGCTAGAGAGTATGTTAAGGCGTTTCAAGAATGGTTAGAGACTGAGTTAGAGCTAAAGATAGGGTTAGAGTTTGAAAGCCTTAGCAGCCCTAAATACTATAACTTTGAAACCGATAGGATATTCGCACGGATAGACATACAAGACGCTCAAACGCTTTACGACCATGCCAATGGCCTAACCTTGAAAGACGTTATAGAGCGCAGGCATACGTCAAGATCAGGCTTTATTAGTTTCTACCCTAATGACATAGCGCAATGGGGCGGGAAGAATATAACCGCGTATGACCATAACGAATTAGAGACTATTCTAATCGCTGCGATAGAGACAATCGGGAACGATAGCATAGACGAATTACTAAGCGATTATGACTTAATGGAATATGCACGCTGCAATGGTGTTATAGACGATATTGTATGGTCTAACATGCCTGATAACGCTAAGGCCATTGTAAACGAATTTGAAGAAAAGCAAGAAAGCGCAGCATAAAGACTTTACACGAAAGCCCTTAGCCTGTATGGTTAGGGGCTTTTATTGTACAGTTTTTCTGTACTGATAGGAGAGAAGCCAAGGCAAAACCGGAAAGGATAAGTATGGATTGCATTCATCAGCTAATAGCTATACGCCATAATGCGCGTGTGGCTAAAGTGCGTTTAAAATGTTTCAGGCTAACAGAGGATCAGCTAAGGCAGCTTTACCGCTGCATACCTTCGTTTGCGTACTATCTGCACCCAGAAGCTTACGCCTCTGAGGACGTTTTTATTGAATATTTACGAGCGGGAAACGTGTATAGAGTTTGCGGCATACCCGTAACAGAAAGAGGAGAGAAGCCGTGATAAAAACAAAATACGTTTTACACTACGGGTCTATTAGAGTAGAAACATACGGCCCAGAAGCGTTCCCTACCGATGGCCTAGCGTCTTTTGCGTACTCAAAAGGTTCTTGGATTGCCGTGCATCCAGCGGGGCAGCCACACATATACGAGGGTGGTGTCTGGAAGCCTATACAGCCTATTAAATGGGAAACATCGCATCGTGATTTAATCATAGGGTATGGAGGCAGGCTAGATTACTACAAGCCGCCTATAGACTTAAAACCCGGCGCTGTTAATTGCGTATACCCTAAGCTGTATCAGTTTACGGGATCGTCAATACGCCAGTGGTATATAGAGCGAGAGACAGAAAAGACGTTATTTCTAAAAACAGTTCCTAACCCTAATGCACGCAGTAGCGGAACGTACCGCCTTTTGAAGAAAGACGTAGAAAAAGAGATAGGCTATCGCGGTGAAATATTCACGTATAGTAGGAATACCGCTATAGAAAAAGCCAAGGCGTATGTAGAGCGCGAACAGAATGACTTTCGTAAACTACAGGCGGATATTACAAACTCGATAAATAATCTGAATTAGCCTATTGACACTCACTGCGTAACGGAATAATACTAAACTTGTTTAATGCCTAACACATCAGGAGATAAACCATGGCCTTAATTAAAGCATCAGAAAAAGCAGCGCACGTTGCCGCTACACCAGCAGCACCAGCGCCTGTCGTTAAGCCGACACTGACACTCACACCAAAGCCCGTAAAGGCTGCGCCTGTGAAGACAGCCAAGGCCGCAGCACCTAAAGCTGTGGCGAAACCAAAAGCAGCAACCCCAGCGGCCAAGCCTGTACGTAAAGCCCCAGCAGGAGCAACGAAGGCAGTCAAAGCAAACGAGACAGCTTTTACACTGGAAGACGGCATCGCTGTACCGCCTCGCACACGCGCTGCTGGTGCATCACCGTACCCGTTCGCATCTATGAAGAAAGACCAGTCGTTCGTTGTGAAAGCAAAAGACGATGAAGAGAAAAAGCGTATTGCTAATCGCCTGAGCGGTGCGACACGCCGTTTCACGAAACACAATCCCGCTGTTAAATTCGCCGTGCGTACCGTTGAAGACGGCATACGCGTCTGGCGCGTAGAGTAACTCTAGCGAGTGACTTCTACGGGCGACACGCCCACTACCTTTCCGGGTGCAGGCGTGTCGCTAATAGAGTTCAAACGTGGGGAGAAACCAATGACCGTAAGTGTATATCTGCAAAAGCAGGCACAGCTCTATTCAGGCTTGCCGGGTAAAATAACCTTATCATCAATCAAGAACGAGCACACAGGCCATCCCGAAGTGAAGATCAACTACGATGGTCACACACGCGATGGCAAGCTGCCTATGGAGATCGACATGACTGTGCCTGTCATCGGTCAGACAGATGGACAGACGCTCGGCAATTACATTAAAGCCGTTGTGAACGCAACGTGGTTTCAACTCGAAGCAGCCCAGAAGCTTGGTGCTGTCGATCTTACTGACGGCTCTGAATACCGTTCAACTAACAACCAATATTTAAAGCAGGAGTAGCCGTATCGTGAACCTAGATCAACTCGCAAACAAAGAACAGATCCTGACCGCTGCATTCTCGCATCCGGCATTACAGATCGGTAAGAAATCAAAGATTGCGCCCACGCTCGAAGAAGCCATGGCCGTAGTCGTCCGCACAATCGAATACGAAGTCACCAGCAACGTGGCTCAGGCCATGGAGCCGGTATTCGTAGATATACTTGAGCAACATGAGCTGCTCGATGGCGACTGGGAAACCAGCGACTATCGCAGCGACTGGGAAGCCGCCATAGATCAGAAAGTTGAGGACTCCATCGCAGAGTGGGAACCGTTCTTATCTGCTGACTGGCTGGGCCGTAACATGATCGGCTGTAACTTGCATGTCGAAAAAGGATGCTATAAACTGGCACAGAGCTTAGGCCGCGAGGTCTTCAAACAACTCACTCACGGAAAGACCCCTGCACAGGTGATGTCCTCCGCTGGTGTAGTAACAGCAGAAGTTGAGGCTGCTTTGAACAACCACATCAACGCATTTAACCAATCGCTACAGGAGAACGCTAACATGGCTTACGAACCGCCAGAAGACCTGATGGAAGTGATCGCTCGCATCGCTGACCATGTAGGCAAAGACTTTAATCAGCTCGCCGTATATGATGACCTCGACTTGGCATCAGATGACGATGAGATCCTCGCTAACGGTGCAGGCGAACGCCTTGGCATCGACCATGAAGACGTAGCCATATTGCAGGCTGCACGCTTCGAGCACGAAGGCGACACCGCTCAGGTGCTGGTCACGCTGCTGGAGGAATCATTCTCCAATAAGAAAAAGGCTGCGAAGAAAAAGCCAACAGCCGAAGCTGTCGCTGCTGCCGAGACGAAAGCTAAGTCCAAGAAGAAAACCAAAACCACAGAAGGCGCAGTGTCTGCTAACGTCATCTCCACGCTGAAAAATATCGGCGCTGATGACAAGACCATGGCCGAGGGGCTGGGCGTGTCACGTCCTACCTACAATAACTGGGGTAATGGCAAGTCGGCCTGCGTGCTCTCTGATGAGCAACGTGCATGGCTGCGCGGACAGATCGTAGAGCGTGCCAACGGCCTGCTTGAGATCCTCGGTGAGCTTGACGGTGTTGAACCGGACATGGTGTTCTAATGGCAGAGTGCAAGGCGCGGCGAGAACAAGACGAGTTTTACTGCCGCGCCTGCAACCTGAGATGGGGAGCTGATGAAGACCCTCCAGCGTGCAGGCAGACGAAACAGGCGGTAGGTAAATGCCCCCTGACTAAAGATCGGAGCAGACCCACAGCCGAACAGTGGGATGATCTGAAAAGAAAAATGGGGATGCTTACTGATGGAGAACGGAAGGACACATAAGAACCCCAGTGTTGACGATAGCTTCTTGTGGCGGATCTGCCACGCATTAGATGAACCACCACCAATTTTAGCAAAGAACATCGGCGTGCCATACGCTGATCTTAAACCGTTACTTGACGGCCAGAGATTCATGCTCGCTGAAATTGATAGAGAGCAAATATGGTGGCTTATAATGGAACACGTCAGCAAGCGATTAGGTTCCATCATGGCCGTGAGAAGCGAGCTGGATAGGGCGTTACAAAAAGACAGGATGCAACGGGTTCAACGGGTAAAGAAGATACGAGCGAAATATGACGAGCACAAAGCAACAGATACGGACGTTTGAAATGGTACAGTATGTATCGGGGCCGCTGGAAGGCACGATAGAGGACTGGCCTCCGAATATTCAGGACGCTATCTACAAGGCATCAGAACGCATGGCTGATAAAGTCAAGCTGCCGTTAAAGATTGTGTACTCTACATGCGGGATAGACTACGCGGACGAGGAAGGTAAAGCCGACAGGTTCTTCCTGCACATCATCCTGTCAGAGATCATCGCTGCTGATGACCGTTACTTTGAAACCGAAGCCGCGATGATGGAACGGATCGTAAAAGAAATGGTGCGGGGAGGCACAAAGCATTGACATCAACTAAATGGACGGAGAAGGCCGAGGCCGAACTCCGCGATATGTGGAACGCAGGGCTTTCAGCATGGGAGATCAGTAAACGCTTTAAGTTTGGATACACACGCAACGCAGTAATCGGAAAGGCAAGACGCATGGGATTAGCACAACGGAAAGAACCAGCCAACTTCACCAGAGCAGAGACAAAACTTCTGCGCGTGATACCGGGCGGGAAAACATTTAAGAAGGACAGCCCGAAGAAAAGCAAGGCAGAGAAGCGTGCGGACTCCGATGCGCTGCGTGAGTATGACGGCGCGTTCGTACCGCTGGAAGGCTCGACACCTAAGACGCTGCTTGAGCTGGGTACAAGAGAGTGCAGATGGCCGCTCGGTGAAGCGCTTGATGGCACTGAATACTTTTGTGGCTGCGCTACGGCCAGCGCTTCATACTGCGAGACGCATCACGCTATTGCGTTTCGTCCGGCAAAGGAAATTATAATATGATACGCGTAACCGTTGAACTCATCAGTGCTATAGACGGCAAGCGCTCAACGCTTGGTGTTATGGACATCTGCAACACCGGGAACAGCCCGAACCCTAAGCGCAGCGACTATCGCGGGTTCCTGTATAAGAAAGGTACTGTTCATAAAGATCAGTTCATTATCACTAATGAAAATAACATACATCGTAGAGGTAGTGTCGAAGACTTCCCGCGCCAGAGCTACGTTGTGTGGCGCTTAGTGCTCCGTATGTTACGCGACATGTTTAAGGATCAAGAGAAATGACAACATCAAACGAAGTCGTAATGCGTATCCGTCAGGGTAAAGTTAAAGAGGTCGTTCAATTTTATCAGCTAAACGGGAATACGTGGCGTATCTATATCGAGCGTAAAGTCAAAGGCAAAAAGATATTCATTAACTGGCGTGAATGCGGTCACGATTTCACTACATACGAACAGGCGTGTGATTTTGTAACGGCTAAAGGCTGGGAGCTATACGCATGACACTGGTAGCAGGCATAGATCCCGGCACGAACGGAGCTGTCGCTGTGTATTGCACAGAGATACGCCGCATCGTCAGTGTCATCGACATACCTACATGGTTCCAGACTGTCGGCGCTAAGAAACGTAAGCGCATCGACAACCTAGCCCTGATGGAGATGTTCGACACGTTGAAGATGATGGGCGTTGAGCTTGTCGTGATCGAAGCTGTCGGCGGCAGGCCCAGACAGTCCGCATCGGCAGCGTTCGTGTTCGGCTACACCGTTGGCCTGCTCTACTCAGGGTGCATGTACCATCAGCTAATGATAGAGACTGTGCCGCCACAGCGCTGGAAGAAAGTATTGAACGTACCCGGCAAGCAGGGCGGTAAAGACGCATCGGCCAAGAAGCAGGCGCAGGGCGACATTATGAACCGCGTCAATGAGCTGTTCCCGAACGACAGGGATCTATTCAGGACGGAGCGTGGCGCGTATCGCATGGACAGAGCGGACGCTGCACTGCTGGCAAAATTCGGAGGTGACTTCGTGTGGGCTACAATGGCGCCAATACGAGGCAACGATGATGAACTTAAACTTGTATATCGCAACGCTGAAACAGGAGCATAGCAATGAGATACCGTAAGAAGCCCATAGTGATCGAAGCTTTTAAGTGGACAGGCGGTTCCGATCAGACCGAAGATCCGGCATGGGTTGTCGAAGCTATTGATAGAGGCTTTGTGTATTCCGAGCCAGTAAGCCACGTAAAATTTAACACAGTTTTACGGATCAACACCCTTGAAGGGGTTATGGAGGCGCAGCCGGGAGACTATATTATAAAAGGCATAAAGGGTGAGATATATCCTTGCAAGCCCGACATCTTCGAGGCGACATACGAAGCTGTTGATGACGAGCACGATGAGAACCAAGGGAAGCTGGAGCTATGAAAGCACACTTCGATATACTGGAAGAGTACCTGATACACAGCTACATCTATTACAATCTGGATGACAACATCATCTCAGACGGTGAGTTCGATCTGATGTGTAAAGGTATTCAGGCCGGATGGGATCGTATCGACAGCCCGTATAAAAAGATCGTTGCTGCCGAAGAAAGCACCAACGGTTTCAAAGGCAAGGACGAAGACTTCCCGGTAGAGATACGCCTGAAAGCAAAGCGCCGTCTCGAAGATAAGAACGCAGAGCGAGAGTTGTACGCATCACTATGACATTAGAGCTTTTCCCCTATCAGGCGCAAGCAGCCGACATCATGGCCTCGCGGGATCGTTACGGACTCCACGATGAAATGGGTATCGGTAAAACCGCTACGACTATCGGCGCTATCAATCGTATCTTCGGTGAGCGCGGCATGATTATATGCCCCGCGATGCTGCGTGAGAACTGGATTAAAGAGTTCAAGAAGTTCTCGACATACGATCTCAAAATATGTAAGGGGCAAAACATACATGACTTCGTAGCGTGGAGCCGTGGCCGCTTCGATGTACTGATTACGAGCTATGAGCTGGCGACAAAATGGCGCGTAGATTTTGCAAAGCGTGGCGAATTTTTAGACTTCCTCGCATTCGATGAAGCCCACTACTTAAAGAATAGCAGCGCGAATAGAACGAAGTCTCTGTTAGGTGAGGAGGCCAGCGGTAAGGACAGTCTCGTTGAGTGGGCCGAGCACGCATGGCACGTAACGGGTACGCCGATGGCGAATGATCCGCTCGACATCTACACCTTCCTGCGCTTCGCTAAAGCATTCGACATGTCAGAGACAGAGTTCGTCCGCACGTTCTATGATAAGCAGCAAGGCGCATACGGTGCGCGTCACTACGTCAAAGCTGAGATGGTTCCTACACTACAGCAGCTCATACAGAATAACTCTATACGCCGCACGCACTCCGATGTCGGCATGTACTTACCACCGATATGGATGAAAGAAGTTATCGTGGACGGTGACACGAAAGAGATTACAGACCTCATCATGCAGCACCCCGGCTTGGAGCAGAGCATCGTGGACGCTATCGAGCTAGGCGGTCTATCATTCCTTGACGCTGCACACATCGCTACGCTGCGCCGTCTGGTTGGCAAGAGTAAGGTTGTGCCATACGCACAGATGTTGAAGTGGGAGTTGGACTCTGGCGCAGGCAAGCGTGTTGTGTTCTGCATACACACTGAGCCTCTACGTTATCTACAGAATTATTTATACAAGCACGGCTACGATGCTGTCGTTGCGTACGGTCTGACATCAGAGCAGGAAAGACAGGAAGCGGTGTATCGCTTTATGAATGATCCTAACTGCAAAGTGTTTATCGGTAACATTAAAGTCGCAGGCGTTGGCCTTACCCTCACGGAGAGCTGTGAGATAGATATACTTGAAAGCGACTGGTCGCCTGCTGGTAACGCACAGGCTATCAAACGTGTGCACCGTTACGGCCAACGGCAGGACGTGACAGCACGGTTCATCACTCTGTCCAAGAGCATAGATGAATCTGTCAACAGAATTGTGGCGGGTAAAACTGCCTCAATAGCGAAGATAGAAGGGCACGCAATGACAGCAGCCCCTCTTGACAGCGCTGCGAATACGTACTAAACATGTTTAACAACTTGCAAACCTCATAGGAGAAAACGCAAAATGGCTAAAGTATACGTAGAGTTCGACAGTCTCGAAGAGGCAGTCCGGGTTTGCGGAGGCGGCGTACCTACGTCAGCTCCACAGATCCTCCCAACACCACAAGCATACGCCCCTGCACCAGCAGCGCCAGTGTATGCCCCGGCTCCACTACCTCAAGCTCCGGTCTACGCCGCTGCGCCTGCACCAGCAGCGCCAGTGTACGCAGCCCCCGCGACACCGGGTCTACCACCAATGGGCGGTGCGCCAGCAATGCCAACAGGCACGCTGACATCAGCACAGGTAGCAGCACAAGCACAGGTGTTCTCGAAAGCAAACGGCGCGAAGGCTGCTAAAGAAGTCTTGGCATCGTTCGGTGTGAAGGCCATCAGTGAGCTTGATCCCGGACACTACCCTGCACTCATGCAAAAGCTGGGCGGCTAGCATGACGCAAACGCGGGGGCATACAGATAGAAGTCACAGACGGTTCAGCCCCTCACAGGCTGAACGCTTCACGCTTTGCCGTGGCTCTGTGAACTTGCTGGCTCGTACGCCTCCGCGTCCGTCATCTCCTGATGCTGAAAGGGGAACACGCGCTCACGAGATCCTTGAGATAGCGCTGACGAATGGCTTTACAACAGCAGCCCCCGCCATTGACGAGTCTAACTATTGCTTGTCACCTGAGATTTTTAATACTGATGACCGCGCCTCAATCAATGACGCATTAGATTTCATCTGGGATCTGATGGCCGAGATCGACTTGATGTACGGTGATCCTGTTATATTCATTGAACGCTACGTCAACCCGCCTGTAGATGCAGCACCGGGCGAAGCTGCTGGCTTCTGCGACATCGCTATCTATTCAGCACGCGCACGCCGCCTCTGGGTGATGGACTATAAGCACGGTGCTGGCATATCTAAAGCCGTCATCGGCAACCCACAAGTTAAACAATACGCAGCCGGGTTCTTGTACGAAGATAATCCTGCTGTCGATCCGGCCAACGTGGACGTTGTTACGCTGGTGATTATACAGCCGCGTGCGTTCCACCCTGACGGCGACATCAGACAGTACGACATCACACCCGCAGAGCTGTTCGATTACCTGATGAACCTCGATGAGATCATAGAAGATTGCTTGAAGCCTGACGCACCGCTGACACCGGGCGTAGACCAGTGCCGCTTCTGTGATGCACGCACGACATGCCCTGCTGCTGAGAAAGCTGCCGTGGCCGTAGCCAACCAACACTTCGCATCTATCCGTGACGTTGCTGTGCCACGCCTGCCTGATGTGCGTACGCTTGATGGTGACAGGCTCGCTTATATCGTAGCGATGAAAGGTTTTGTTAAGTCATGGTTCGATGCGTGCGAACAGCAGGCAGAAGATATGCTACGCGCTGGCGTTCCTGTCGGTGATCTGAAACTGGTAGAGGCTAACCCTAAGCGCGAATGGTACGGCACTGACGAAGACGACATAGCTACACGCCTGTCTGCTGTTGTCGGCTGCAAGAAGGAAGACCTGTTCCGTAAAAGTCTCATCACTATCACGGATGCAGAGAGCCTCATCACTCAGGCATTCAAGGCACGCGTTGGACGCGGCCAGAAGAAACAAGCAGCGGAAGATGCGAAGCATACCTTCGCGTACTTCACGCTCAAGAAATCATCCGGCAACCTGACGATGGTAAGCGCCGATGATCCACGCCCCGCAGTAAACAAAGCACTCAATGCTTTCAGCGGTATCAGTGGCCTACTGCCTCCACCTTCACAACCAACCAAAGAGGAATAACATGACTACGACACTCGTAAGAGATAGCGTTGTAGGGGATAACTGGATAAGGCAAGCAGTCGCCTCCGTACCCGTACAGCGTATCATGGATGCAAGCGGACAGTTCAACGGTGATATTCTCACTGGGCCTGTGCGTCTGGCGTTCTGCAATCTGGATAAGTTACCAGAGAAGAAACCGAACCATAAGTCAGAGCCGAAGTTCGGTTCGCATATCCTGTTCACACCGCTCGCTGACTATACGATCTTTCATGAAGAGTACGCGAAGGTGTGCCAGCGTGAGTTCGCTGATAAGTACAATCCGCATGACGGACAATACTACGGTCTGCGTTCTCCGTTCCGTAACCAAGCGGAGAAGATGAAGTTCGGCGGCTACACCGCAGGCTGCGTCTTTATGAACTGTACATCTAAGTTCAAAGTGCCTGTCGTTGATGCGCGTGGCAACCACATCACTGACTGGAGCAAAGTGTATCCGGGCGTGTGGGCTATCTGTGCTGTCAACGCATACGCTTACAAAGATCCCACCAACCCCGGCGTTGCCTTTGGCCTGCAATCAGTCATGCTGATCGGTGATGATACGAAGCTCGGCGGAGGCGCACAAGATCCTAAGAAGTTCTTCGGTAACGTCAACGTGCAAGCGCCTGTCGTGCGTCCTGATGTAGCGGGTATGATGCCTCAAGGCGCAATGCCTGCACCAGCAGCGGCCATCCCCGGCTACACTAATGTCGGCGGAGGCATGGGCGCACCAGCAATGGGTGCTCCTGCTCAGTTCGTTATGCCGCAGACACACTTCACTCCGCCTGCCGCAACGCCGATGCAGTACGCACCAGCAGCGCAGCCGGACGATGACGACATGTCTGCTTTCTACGCATAACTGTAGACAGGGGTATTCATCTACACCCTGCCTTCAACATCTCTGGCCCCGTAGGTGTCTACGGTTAAACGGGGCAATCAATTTCTCACCTGAGTTTCTCCCATGACACCCCGCACCGCACACATAGACTTTGAAACGAGAAGCCGCACAGACCTTATAAAGTCTGGCGTGTATCGTTACGCAGAAGATCCTACGACAGCGGTGTGGGGTTTCGCTTGGCGCATTGGTGACGGCCCTATCAATCAATGGAGGCCGGAGTATGCAGACCCGATAGAACTTTTAAATCTGATAGCCAGTGGCGAAGTCGTTGTCGCACACAACGCAGCGTTCGAGCGCACGATATGGAACGAAGTATTGCTACCGCGTTACGTACCCCATTGGCCGCGACTGCACTTAGAACAACAGGACTGCACGCTGGCACGAGCCGCTGCTGTCGCTCACCCGCAGAGTTTAGATACGCTGTGCAAAGCTGTGAACTCATCGGAGAAGAAAGACGCAGAGGGCCACGCCCTTATGATGAAGATGTCACGGCCACGCAAGCTGCACCCGGACGGTAGCATTGAATGGTGGGATCAGCCTGAGAACGTAACGCGCTTGATGGTATACTGCGAGCAGGACGTTCGTACAGAATGTGAGATCGACACGAAGATACCTCCGCTGACAGATGCAGAGCGCAAGGTGTGGCAGTTCGATCAGCGCATTAACGAGCGCGGCATCTTCGTTGATATGCCTGCCGTGCAGAAATGCACAGAGCTGGTGGAGTACGCAAAGAAGCAAGCCGATAAAGAGATGCGTACCCTGACTGATCGTGCTGTGCCGAAGTGCAGCAATGATAAATCTATTATCGAATGGATCTCATCACGCGGTATCGAATGCACCACAGTTAAGAAAGGTGCTCAAGAAGACCTGCTGTTCATGGCCGATCTGCATAACGATCCTCTCGTGCGTGAAGTTATCGAGCTGCGCTCTGCATCAAAGAAAACATCGACAGCAAAGTATAAGGCCATGCAAGTGTGCGTGTCATCGGACTCGCGCATCAAAGGTCTGCTCGCCTATCACGGCGCTGCGCCGGGTCGTTGGGCTGGCCGTCTGGTGCAGCCGCAGAACTTCCCTCGTGTTGATTACGACATGGAAGGCTACATCATTGACTGGCTGCACGAGTTGCTGGCTGAGTTCCCTGTGCCTGTTGTGTACGATCATCTCACCGCAGTTCACGGCCCATCATCTGCGCTCCGCATCCTGTCACGCGCTCTGCGCTCGATGGTGCGTGCTGCTCCGGGTAACAAGCTGATCGGCGGTGACTTCGCTAACATCGAAGGGCGCGTCAATGCGTGGCTGGCTGGTGAAGACTGGAAGCTGCAAGCATTCCGTGACTACGATACGATCACTGGTGTTGATAAGAAAGGCAAGCCGCTGAGAGCAGGGCCGGACTTGTACAACCTAGCCTACGCAAAATCATTCGGCCTCAACGTAGCTGACGTTACGAAAGCACAACGTCAGATCGGTAAGGTTGAAGAGCTGGCTCTCGGATACCAAGGCAGCGTGGGTGCGTTCATCGACATGGGCGACACATACGGCCTTAACCCTTACGACATCACCGCGCCGATTAAGGAAGCAGCGAACGCGTATCAGTGGGAGAAGACGTGCGAGCAGTACGCTAAGAAGGGTACGAACAGATACGATCTGAAAGAAGATCAGTGGGTTGCCATCAAGATCATCGTTGATAACTGGAGAGCTGCTAACCCTGCCATCGTGCAGAGCTGGTGGGATTATCAGGACGCAGCCGTTGCCGCTGTCTCTACGCCGGGAACGATGGTGAGCGTAACTGATAAAGGTATCGGTTACTATTCCGATGGCCGTTGCCTGTGGTGCGTGCTGCCTTGTGGCCGGATGCTGTGCTACGCTGCGCCACAGATCGAAAAAGAAATCGTCATTGCTGTTGATAAGAACGGTGAAGAGTATGAGCGCGTCCGCTTCAAGGTTAAGTTCTGGGGCGTGAATAGCGAGACGCGCCAGTGGACACCGCACTACTTGTATGGCGGACTTCAATGTGAGAACATCGTACAGGCCACGGCACGCGATGTTATGGTGGATAGAATGTTTGCTGTTGAAGATGCCGGGTATCCGATCATCCTGACAGTGCACGATGAGATCGTTGCGGAAGTGTCGAAGCTAAATCCGCAGATGAACGATAAAGAATTTGAACGCATAATGTCCATACTGCCTTCGTGGGCCGATGGACTACCGCTAGCAGCAGCCGCATGGGAGGACGACAGGTACGTAAAATGATGGAAACACTTACAGATCATCAACAGAAGGTGCGTGATGCCTTCGACAAGAAAGATACGGACATCGACATCGCAGTGCTATACACGCGTGTGTACGGTGATCCCGGCCATCTGTCAGCTAGGGATATGCAGATGAAACTTGCACCAACCTTTGCTGCAATCAACGATAAACTGTTGCGCGGACGTATCGTACCGGGCGATGTAAAAAGAACATATAGGTTTTCTGTACGCGGAGCGTAAGTCTTGGGAACATTAGAAGCTGCATTACTGTGGGCGCAGCGCGGGTTTCCTGTCTTTCCTCTACGTGAGAATGACAAGGAGCCTGTGTTTGACGAGTGGCATGAAGCGGCCACTACAGACCCAGATACAATTCGGAGTATGTGGACAGATCCTGTTCTGCGTACAGTACGTAACTACAACATCGGTACGCTATGTACTGATATGGTTGTGGTAGATATAGATGTTAAGGAAGGGAAAGATGGCCTCAACGAATACACTGCGCTTGCCGGACACTATGATACCCTTGTGGTACAGACACCTACGGGCGGTTTCCACTGCTACTTCAACGGCCCTGATAGTTCTAATGCTCCAGTATCTAAAAGTGTGGACATCAGATCCCACAATGGTTACGTGGTTGCCCCCGGATCAACGATCAACGGCGTACCCTACAAGGTCGTCCGTGACGCTGACCTCGCATGGATACCCTTATCCATCGAACGACTGCTAAAGCCTCCGTATGTCAGAGCAGAGACAGACTACAACCAAGAGCTAGACAACGCTGCGTCAGTAGAAAACGCCAGACGTTTCCTTGAAAGCGCACCAGTCGCCGTGCAGGGCCAACGCGGTGATGAGACTACGTTTGTAACCGCTGCACGGCTGGTGCGGGAGATGGCGCTGTCTACCCAGACGGCCTTCGCTTTAATGCGTGACCACTGGAACGAACGCTGCTCGCCGCCATGGGCGTTAGAAGAACTATATGCAAAGGTAGAGAATGCCGCAGCCTACGGTTCCGCAGGACTTGGCACGCTCACGCCTGAGCAGCTCTTCGGCCACATTCATATTGAGCCGCCCCCATCTATCTTCGAGCAGTCCAACGCAGCATGGGGCAATGCGTTCCATCCGTATCAAATTAAACCTCGGCCTTGGATCGTGAACCGGATGCTGATGGCCGGGGCCGTCACGCTGCTGCTTGCTGCCGGGTCAGCCGGTAAATCTTCAATGTCACTGGCGCTCGCTGCACACCTTGCTCTCGGTAAGGACTTCGGGGATTACAAGACCGAGCGTGCGTGCAAGTCAATCATCTATAACGGTGAAGACGATCTGGAAGAGCAGTCACGTAGATTGCTGGCCGTCTGCATGGTGTATGGCTTCGACTTTAACGAAGTGAAGAAACATATCATGCTGCTGTCGCGCCATGAGGTACGCATCAACCTTGCTCACTGCGAGTATGATAAGCCCATTGCTAACGATATTGTGGTGACGCATCTCACGAACCTGGCATCAGATCACGATGTCGGCCTGCTCATCCTAGATCCGCTCGTCAACGTGCATCAGTGCGATGAGAGCGACAACGGACAGATGGCCTTCGTGATGGAAACGATTACCGACTTAGCGGCCAAGGCAAAGATTGCCGTCATGGTTCTGCACCACACAGCGAAGTCCGTTACCCGGCAGGAAGACCGCATCGGGAACATGGACGTATCGCGTGGTGCATCCTCCATCGTCAACGCAGCACGCATCGCCTTCACCCTGCTCAACGCTTCGCAGCAGGACGCGGAGGAGTATGGTATGCAGGATGAGGAACGGAATACGTGGGTGCGCCTTGACGATGCGAAGATGAACCTGACGCTGGCTAACCGTGACGCTACGTGGATGCGTAAGGAAGGTATCAAGATCTCGTCCGGCGATGTCGTGGGCGTTACCAAGATAGAGAAGCTGGAGCGCAGCCATCAGCACATACGTATCAAGATTGCTCGCCTACTAATCGCCACACTGGAGGCTAATGGCGGAGGCGCTATGACGATGCCACAGGTGATTGCTGTCGTTAAGAACGGCGAGCCGCTGTGGGCGAACAAGACCGATGCGGATATACGCAAGCGCGTGGAAGGTATGTTCTCTACGACAGTGGAGATCGAAGGCCGCAGGCTCAAGGTGATCCGTAACCCGGATGACAAAGACAGCAAGCCGATACTCACCCTAAGTTAAAAAGCCCCGCGAGGGGCTTTCTTTTATTCGGATGATTCATTGTGCGTGACGATCTGCTGCATCGTGCCACGCGTCAGAATATCATTCGCTGATGGGTATATCTTTTTGGAGGCAGGCGGACACATCGTCTCGCACCCACTTACAGTAACTGCTACGAAGGTCAGCATCATTACGAGACATAACCTTGCTCTTAGTCTTTTCATATTTCTTCTCCTGCTTAACGATAACTTCGGTCTTGGCCTCAGCGCACTTCACCTTTGCGCCAGAGCTACCGCTGATGCGGCCAACGGTATAAGCAGCGCCGACAGTCACCATCAGGACGAAGCCTACGCACAGGGCTATAATGATCTTTTCCTTGAGGGTGAGCAGACCGAACATTACATAACCGATCCGGCTGTACCTACGAGGCAGAGCTTACGCTCGGCTTCTCTACGGCGTACCAGCCCGTAATACTTTTTGCCCTTGGCATACACCCATCTGCTGAGTTCGTTGCACGCCCCTATCGTATCGCCCGAATTAAGCTTGTCCAGCAGGGTTGAGGACAGGAAGCGTGTTGGGCCGACATTGTACACAAAGCTCGCTAGCGCTGCTTTGCGCGTCTCGCTGAGGGGTACATCGACAGCTACCTCGACAACACGTATCGCCTTCACTAATTCTTTTTCCGTAAGCTTGTCGCATTCGCTGTGCGTCTTCACGTCACCCAGATACACACCCCACGTATAGCCTTCACAGATCGTGGGGATGCCGACAGGATCAAGGTAAGCCACGAGGCTACGCCCTTCGTACTCGGCTACCAGCGGCGTTGCTATCAGCAGGGCCGATGCCCCGGCTACCATGGCTTTGGTTCTGAAACTCATTGCTTGTTTACCTTGTTCTCTATGCGTACGAGCTGGCTGATGATCTCGTCTTTCATATCCTTGATGTCTTTCTTAGTGGTATACGTCTCCGCCACATAAAGCCTGTGGTTATCGAAGCGTGTCTCCAGCTCGTTATGGTTCTTTCCGTGCGCGTCTATCTTTGAGAAGATCATCGTGAACACCCAACCTATCAAACCGAATATACCTGTGACGGCTAAACCGCCTACTGCCATAATCAGATCAAGCATATCTTACTCCCCGGCTTAACGATATTTCTAAAAGAATACCAGTAAGGGCATGAGTTGTAAATACAGTACGGCCAACGCGAGAGCACTGCGTAGGGTTCCGTTCGTCCACTCAGCAGGCACAGTGTCTTTATACAGCTCATAGCTGATTATATACGCGAAAGCCTTAACAAAACCTGTAAGCGAGAACAGCAGGCAGGCGAGCCATTGGCCGTAGCAGGCGGCAAGGAGGGCCGAAGGTAAACCGATCAGTGTACCCGTGACGAACATGCCGAAGGCGCAGCGGCGATACAGCCTGCCAGATCCGTATTCATCCATCAGGTTCTGTAAACGTATCTTATCTTCTGCTGTAGCGAACGCCCAGTTCTTTCCGCGTAGATGCCAGAACGATTTATCCGTACGAGGATCACGCCCGAAGAACGGACGCACCATAAAGTCGAAGAACTCCGCTTCTATAGCTTGAACCATACGGGCTAAGAAATACTGGCCGTGGCCTGTAGCTATCCCGGCCACGCCTGTGTACGACACGAGACAGTACCACCCCGCGAAAGGTATACACGCTATGACGAAGAACGACATACAGAGTGTACGCTCTACCCATTCAGGTGTCTTAGGCGTACCTCCGCCATCCATACGCGCAAACTTACCACCGAGCAAGCTCCACAGTACGAAGAGGATAGCCGCTATGATTAAGACACCTGTTATTATCATTTGCGACCTCTCTTACAAACGAAGCCGACGGTAACGGCGGTCACAGTTCCTGATCCGCTGTTCTGCATCTGAAATGTTCCTGCGCTGTCATACTTTACTTTATTGAAGGTTGGAACAGAGCTACTTAACGCAACCCGGCGACCAGTGATTTCGCTTGACCCTTTTGGCCTATATAATCCTTGGTTTGCGGAGGCGGCAAAGTTTCCTATGTATAGGCCAACGCGACCGATAGGAACAAAAGCTGATGTGATGTCAATGAACACAGCATTTGCCGTACCACCAAGGCTTTCCGGGTCTACAGTGACGTAGGTAAACTCATCACCTTCTTGGTAAAACTCATAGATAGCGCCTCCAGCAGTGGTTCTCACCATACCCAACCATACCCACTCGGTATATGCAACGGGACGGTTTGCTGCTGTCACGCTGGTATCGAAACCAAAATCTACAATATTGTTTACTGGATCATAGATTGCGAAGAGATAATAACGGGTGCTGTTTGCTTTTGAGCCACTGAACAATCCGCCTTGATTATTCCCAGCTGACCATGACGCATCAAGGCGTTTAGTCATTGCTAATCCAGCAGGGAACACAACTAGATTATTCTCAGAAAGCCAACCACCTCCGGCACTGAAATCAATATCGTTTGTTGGATCACTAGCGTTCATCACGACATTAAAGCCGTACTGAGGTTTGCTAGCATTGCTGTCCACGTATGCTTTTACTGACTGCTGCGTAGGTAAAAGGCTGTTGCTATTTGAAGCCATGTTGTCTTCGTCAACAATATTTAGAACTGCGGCGGTGCCTAGATCGTCGATGCCAAGGGTATCAAGTACCCATACAGCAGCACCCACGGATGCGTTAGTGCACACATAAACTTCCGGGTCTGGTACGGCAGCGGTGTTCACCCATCTCGACAGCACGGAATAGCCGTCTCCACTATCGTCGTTAATTGTTGGTGCTGTTACCGCTGTTTTGTTGTGCAGAGGTATAGACGCGGCGGCGGCTTCGGCAGCAACTTGTGCGTCTTCCGCAGCGTCCTTGGCTACGACAGTGGCCGCGAGCGCAGTTTCTGCACTGGAAGCATACCCCTCGGCAGCAGCGATGTTCGTAGCGTCGATCTCGGCTACAAGTTTATTGCCACGCCATACAGCAGCGAAGCCCTCAACAGGCTCACCGATCTCGTATATGACACTTTCTTCACCAACTAATTTAGCTGGCAGGCCGAGCGTACGATACAGCTTCTCTTGTAACTGGATCAAACGCATATGCACACGCTCAAGCTCACGCGACAGGAACGGCGTACCGCGTACAGTCTCAGGCTGCACGCTTGTCAGCATGTCCAGCTTGCGGCGTACGGTGATGTAGTTAATCTCAACAGCGTCTTCGTCAGCAGCTATCAGATCGTTTATCTTCGTCAGCAGCGAAGCTGTCGGCGTGATCGTAAACTGATCGAAGTCAGGATCACTGAGCGTCACGGTGTAGTCTGTATTCGGTACAGCTACCAAGCTCTCGAAGCCGTAGATAACCTCGACCTCATCTTCCGCATACAAAGGGAAGTCGTTATCAATCGGCGTGGCCGCTACGATGTCGTAGAACGTCTCTGCGCTTTTCTCTGTTGCGAGTGCCATGTTATCTCCTATTAGAACTCAGGTGCACGATCAGGTTGTAATGTACTCTCGGGCCACCACACCCCTGTTCCGTACTCTTCCTGCTGTTTGCGCTTACGGCTGTTACGCTTGCTGTATATTTTAGGATCGACCATTTCTTCCATACGATCCCAGAACAAGCGATTAACTATAGGCTGCATCCACCAGATATTAGTAACGGGGTTATATCTCTTTGCATATCGTACAAGTTTTTCATCTGCTTGGAAATCAAAATCAGATCCTGTTTCCATAGACTTCCACAGTCTGTGCGTATCCCCGAACGCTAAGTCCGTTGTGTCACCCAGTAGGCCGATAAGAGGGCCAGCCGCTACGTCCTCTGGGCCTCTGCCAAACATATCAACGCCAGCGAACAGGAAGTCACCGAAAATCGACAAGCCCCCGCCTGTAGCCAGACCCTTCGCCCAGACCCGGCTATCGTCAAGCGGCAGTGGATCACGGCCAGCCTGTATCTCTTTCATCTGTGAGGCGAGAATACCGGATAGCGTCATAGCGGCGAGCACACCTACGTAGAAACCCATCCTGCCTTTAGCGTTCTTTGATGTCATGCCGAGGCGTGCATTCGTATTGATGATCGTAATGGGGAAGTTCTTGTATGCCGAGAAGCTGTACAGGATCAAACCGTGCAGTGTGTCAGGGCGTGTCGTACCGCGCAGTGATACAGACGCTTCCACCGTACTGTCAGGAACCATGTGTAGGCTCTCCTGATGTATCATGCCTTGGAACTTGTAGAACAGATTGCGCTTGTCCGGCAGATTAGTTTCCAGTATGTCGATTGGCCGCATCAGCTTCACACCTTTGCGAGGCTCCCATGCTTTCAGTGCTGCACGCACAGCATCCCACTCAGCAGGCGATATGCCGTAGCGTGAGAACACACGATCAAACGGCAGCTCTTCAAGTTTCTTATCCATGCTGTCAGCGAGCCAGCCCATAAACTCTTTCTGGTTCGCACCGCGTAGCGAGCGTGTATGCGCTGACATCAGTGTAGCACGCATAACCGCGTCAGAGATGCGGCGTGTCACGTTAGGGCCGTATGTAGCCGTACCGTTGTAACGCATGGTGTTGTACGTTGAGGCCACGAAGTCGTCTTGAATGAACCCGGACTGCGTAGTGATGCGCTCCGCAAACCTACGATCAGTAGCCAGAGACTTAATGTAGAAATCCATACCCTTAAACACAGGCATCTTATTGAACGCACGCACAGTGCCTGTCTGGAACATATCTGACGGCAGTGCAGTGAGTGTAGCCTTAGCGAGCAGAGCGGCACGTAGCACGTTGGACGCACCGACAGCAAACGCAGCGCCGCGTGAGTGTGGGTTCATCGGGTTCTGACGCGCCACTGTCTCGAACATCGGATCGAACTTGCGTGTCAGCAGCGCTTCGGCTTTTGCTTTCTCTACGCCGCCAAGCTTCGCTGCCTCTGACATCACAACAGCGCGGAGGTTGGCCGCACCCATATCAGGCGAAGGGCCGAAGCTCTCCACCATTGCTATCTTGTGCGCCATCGTCTCAACGTACTGTGCCATCACATCGAACACAGATCCGTCACCGTATTTCTGGTGTACCTCAAGCCACGCATCAGCGCTCTTGTAGTGCAGGAAGCGGTGCTCATCGAGCGCGTTACCGAGGGCTTTACCTTTACCACGGAAAGACTTGGGATCTATCTTGTTCGCGCCGTCCGTTGTCTTCGTCAGGAATATTTCTTTCATCACGGACGCACGCTCTGCCGGATCAATCGGAGATCCATCAGGCCAGCGGGTACGCTCCCAGTCAACGATGTCTTCACGCAGATGAAGGTCTACGTACGCCTTCTCTCCCTCTTTCAGGATGCGTGCGCCGTTGTGGATCTGAGGGAAGTAATCAGCGAGCTTACGCATAGACCCGCCGCCTGCGTTGAATATATCAACAGCTACGTCCTGCATCTTAGTGAAAGCTTTTGCCATGTCCTTAGCAGCAGCATCGCCCGTATCTTCGCCGCGTATCTCGCGCACGATGTTAGGCAGATGTGCTTTACCGCGCTGACGGCCCAACGCGCCCTTGCCTGCGTGCAGCACTACGCTGTCCATGATCTTCCATAGCTCACCGTGCGTAAGCTCGAAGCGCTGACCGTACGCGATGTTCTTGAAGCGCGGGTCTTTGTACAGCATAGACACTGCTGACATCGCCATGGCCTCACCCCGGCTGCTTTTCTTATCAGCGCTGTCAAACAGTTTCATATCTGTATCGAGCGCGGACTTAACGTGCGTGTTGAACTCAGCCTGCTTGCCGAGCATAGCCGCTGTGCGCTTCGCCTTCTCTGCCGCTGTGTCCGAGAGATTGTCGAACGTGTCCTTCATAGCGAACACGCCTGCATCTACGTCAGGCTTGCCGATGCTCTTATAGTATTCGTACTTGCCCTCGTATACTTCGAGAATGTCCTTGATGCGCTTCTGGCTAAAGCGGCGACCTTTAAGGTTCTCGGTGATACAATCTTTAAAACTTACTTGAGTGAACATACTTGCACCGCTTTCATATTTTCTTCTGCATCCACATTATCTTCGAGCAGCTCGCGCAGTGTTACATCGCGGAAGCCTACACCATCTTCATTCTCTATACGGATGGTGTCTTTGTCGAGATTGAATTTATGATCGGAGCCAGCGATAGAAATTTCACCACTAGCGTTCTCTTCTGTCAGGATCTTGGACAGGTTCGCTCTGTAGTTATTAAGCGCCACTTCCATATCCGCTACGTTCTTCTTGATAATAGCTGTCGCAACGTCCGCGTCATCAGCACCTTGCTTAACGGCCACGGATGAGCGCTGGCTCAGGATCGGCCCTTCTGGTTTACGTGCCATGCGGTTAAGCGTGTTCTCGTACGTGTCCTGCAACGGCGATGGCTTTTGCTGGGGCAGATCCTTACGGCCCTCACGCACCATCTGGCGGACAAGCTCTCTGTCAGCTTCGCCTAGATCCCACTCATTGCGAGCCTGTGCGTATGCACGCGTAACCAACGGGGCGAAGTCACGCATCTTTTCATCGGTGCGTATCAGCTCCTGCCGGACGCGAGACATCTCAGGGGTATCACGGCCTCCTGCATTAGCGCGTTTCTTTCCGATCTGTGCTTCGAGGTCATCAAGCTCAGGCTGCAAATTGGCCTGCTTGCGTTTACCCAGCTTCGCCATTTTATATTTCAGGTTGTCGATACGCGCCTGTAGGTCTGTTATCTCCACATCGAGCTTCGCGTTGTCAGGGCGCATCTCACCCAACCAACGGCGATACTCGTTCGCACGATCAGCGAGTTCATCGTATTGTTTGAACAGCTTTGGATCAACGTCACGCGCCAGCTCGTCAAGTGTTCTGCCCGGAGACTGTATCTTTATCTCAGGCGCTGCGTTCATGCGTACTTCTGTAGGTAACGCTGTTGAAGAACGTGGCGTGATGTTAAGTGGTGACTCTCCATCCCACGCTTCTAGCTTTGCGGCGACAGCTTCAACATCAGATACGGCGCGAGCTACTGCGCGTGGTGTGCTGCCGTATGGCGTAGCTGCGCGTAGCACTTCGTTGTATTGCATGTTCGCGGCCAGGCGAGCGTCATCAGTGCTGTACGGTATGCGCGTGTTCTGCCCCGGCTGTTCCGGTTTATATTCCAGCAGCAACGGCTTCTGCTCGATAGGGGGCGGAGATGGTATCGGGTCTGCTGCACCTGTCGAGTTGAACCAGCGCTTGCCTGCGTACTTGAAACCAGCAGCCGCGCCTTCACCAATGGCCTGAAATCCTGCACCGCCTATAGCCGTTGTGCCAACGCGCATCAGCGCATCGGCTGTGCCGTGAGACAAGCCCATTATCTCGCGCTGCTCCTGCACGCCTGTTATCTGGTTAAGCCCTTCGATGATGCCCTGCGCTCCCGCTTCTGTAGCGATACGCATTACGGCTGTCTTACCAACACCGCCGACACCAAGCGTGGCGAGGTTGAGCGGATCTGTGTCCATGTTCATAGACGCAACAGCACCGCCAGCCAAGCTGCCGAAGAACCCGCCACGCTGTTCGTTCGCTACGCGCTCTGCCTCTTGTCCTCGGCGCACCATCTCATCGAACATTTCTCGTGAGTTCATCAGGCCGAGGTTAGGGTATTTCTTCCGTAACGCATCAACCTGTGTATCGTAGTCCTGTAGCTGCTTTTGTTTCTCAGGCTCGCCGCCGAGTGCATAGAAACGCGAAGTCTCCATGTATTCGTTGATACCTTTAACGCCCGGTGTGGCGCGTATGCCGCTCATCACATCGTCATCAAGCATATCCGGCACGAGCGTAGGTATGTTCTGCTCGCCAGCTTCACGCAGCGATTTAATCTGTTTCGCTTCCAGCTCGCGGAACGCATGATGCAGACCGTATTGCGCTGATGTGCGTTGCTGCTGCTCGAATGAATTGCTATACGCTTCGAGGAAATCAACACGCGGCCCTACCGTAGCTTCCGCTGCGGAGATCTTGTTATCGCTGTCGTCAAAATCTACAAGGCCGTCCATTATTGCGCTCCTCTTCCGGCATTAGGGCGGCGTACAGGCGCACCCGGCTTGAGCGCCAGCTTCTGTATTTCTTTAGGTTCGGCCACGAGAATGTATGGCTTGTTCAAGTTGTCACCTGATACAAGGTACGATCCGTCTTCAAACATCAAACGGTAATGCTTGCCGCCCATGTAGCGGAGCTGCACTTCGTCAGCAACGTCAGCCATGTCCGGCACGCCGCCATCGCGCATACGCGGGGGCTGTCCGTCATGCGACAGGCGCACTGCATCGGTGATGTCCATACGCATCAGCGCCTGCTTCATCTGACGAGCTGAGATACCTTCCGGCAGATACACTTCTGTTCCGTTCACGTCATCAATGGCCTTGCCGTTACTGCCCGATAGAACAGCGTTGATGCTTTCTTCGTACAGACCTTCATCCCATTTCAGGTTGCCAGTCTTTATCTTACGTTGCACGTACAGGTTCATCGCTGCTTCCTGTGCTGTCTGACGGAGAGCAGGAACCATCAGCAACGCATTACCTGTCTTAGCGGTGAACTGCGTAGACATGTACTCATCTGTCTGTCCGAGCTGTTTCTTGAGGTCAGGGTTTTCCTGCATAGCTTTACGGCCACGCAAGATGTCTTCTGCTACGTCACGTTTGCCGCTCAGGAACAGCCTGCCTGCGTGTGAGAACGTAGCGTCTGTCTCGCCTAGCTGTTTCATGGCAGCGCGTGAAACCTCAGCGCCCATCGACTGCACGCTGGCTACAAGCCCTAAGCTCGTTTCGATGTCGTTCTTCGCCAGCTCGCTTTTTATGTACGCCAGATCGTCCGGCATCAACGGCTTCATATCCGTAAGCGGTATCTTATTGTACTCAGCGATGGCGCGTGCTACAGGGCCGCGTGCTTTCCAGCCGCCTTCCTCTGACAGCGGTATAACACTGTGCGTGCCAACGCGCATAGCATGGCCTACTGGATCTTCTTTTAGTTGCTTTTCTGTTTGGGCGAGCAGCTTCTCGCTTGTCTGGTTACGCTCGAACGCAATCTTCGTAGGCGCTGTGCCGAACTCAATACCGATGCCATCGTATATCTCTCTGACAGTCTTCGGTGTTCCGTCCTTATTGTAGAATACAGGCTTGTTTTTTTTCGCTGCACTCGGTAACAGATCCGCTGCGGGTTGCTCAGGCTGGTTCTCGTACCCACGCAGTAGCGACATGAAGCCGCCCTGTCCGAGGAAGTGAGACATGTACACTTCTGCGTCTGTAACGTCACGGCCTAGCACACCCTCCAGCGACTTACGATTAGAAGCTGCATACGCAGCGGCCATCATCATGGACTTCTCCGGGTCTTTACGCATCTCAAGCAGATCCGCGTCCGTCATGCCTGCTGTATCTACACCTATCGCTTCTGCAACGCCCGGTGATTTTATAACTTGCAGCCACGTACCTTTCGTGAACTGCATCAAGCCCACAGCGCCCGATGTCGGATTTCCGTTTTCGTCTTTGATACCCGTTGTGCGTCCATAGTCGATGCCCGGTGCGTTCGGCACTGACGGATTACGTTTGATGATGTCGCCTTTCGCGCCCGGTGCGAAGCCGCGTTCTTTCAACACAGCCATCGTCTCAGGTGAAAGGTGTGACCACCCGCCCCACGGCTGACCGTCACGCTCACCGAACGTAGAAGGTACAGCCTGCTCGAAGCTCGCTGTCAATCTGCCGTCAGTTTCTTGAAAGCCGGTAAAACCGCTATCAACCAAAGCGCCTACAATCTTCGTGATCTCTTCTTTCGGCTTACCTACAGTCACGATGTCGATACGTGTTGGCGATGTAGAGCCGCCGTACGTGAGCATCAACGGAGAACCGGACATCTCACCCGCAAGCGTGGCCGCATCTACAACGTCCTGACGGATATTACGCAGATCGACTTGGTTATTTATCGGCTGGGGTTTGAACTCGTCCTTACCGCGTGGCTTCGGCTTTACGAGATACGAACCGTACTCACGCTGCGCCATCGCGCCGAGCAGAGCTGGAGACTCCCCGAATGCTTCGCTCGCTTTGTTTGCTGCGTCTGACAGCTCTACAGGCAGGCCGGGATATGCGCCGGGGTTGCCGCTTCTGCTATTGATGACCGCACGCAGCTCTGCTGGCGGCAGGCGCTTCTCTCTGTCGATCTGTGACTGTGCATCTACCAGACGCGCCATACGCGCCTGCGCTGCCGGGTTGCTGCTGCGCTTAACGACAGTCTGCACCTGAGCCATCTCGTCAGTAGGTATCGGTGTAAGATTGTCAAGCACGCGCTCTTCCGTATCGGCCAAGGCAGCGTTTGCGTCAGTGTCATTGCGGGTCTGGAACACTTTGCGTGTGGTGCTGATCTTTCCCAGTAAAGCGTCAAGATCCTGCGGCAGCATCTCAGCCGCCCAGTCTTTACCGCCTTCTGCGGGTTTAGCCAGCTCCATAGAGATGGCATCAAGATCTTCAACGGTTCTGACGCTGTTGAGCTTACCCTCAAAACGATCTCTCGCGCTGTCGTATTTCCATGTCAGTTTAGCGTCAGCCTTCAACGACTCCGACCAGTCAGGCCGCGCATCAATAACGTCATTGCCTTGCTGCACGAGCGTGTCGTACTGCGTAGGATCTGTCATTATGCGGTTACGCAGTGTGCTTATCGCGGTGTTGGCTTCGTCTTTGCTGTACGCTGACTTGATACCGAACTCATACGTGGCCGCTTCCGAAGATATGTTGGCTCTGTTAGCTTTCATACGGTTCAAGTATTCTGTACGTGTATCGTCATCTTCGATGGTGTCGGCTATACCTTCGTAGAACTCATCGTATTTAGACAGTACCTGTTCTTGGTATCCTGCACCGTCAGGGCCGACTTGATTACGCAGCTCAAGCTTCTGTTTCGTGAAGTCGCTCATAGCCACTTTGTTAGCAAGCTCTTCCTGAGACGCACGCTCGCGCTCCTGCAATACGATCTTCCCGGCCACATCTCCTGCCTGTTGAACCGTATCACCCAGATACTGCATAGACTTAGCAACGCCGCCTCCGAAAGCGGAAGGGTCTGCGTTTGCTGATGCCATCGGGCTATCACTACGTAGAGAGCGTGCACTGACTTCTGATGTGTATGGGAAACGTGGCATGATGTACCTCTACTTCAACGAACTATATGACGATGCAGCGCCTGTAACGCCGCTTATGAGCGAACTTCCAGCATTCAAATAGCTAGCGGACTTCGCGTCTTTACCCGACCTACGCTCAAGATTAGCTTGCTCCTGTAGGCCCATGGCTTTCAGGTATCCTTCACGCCCTTTAACCTGACCTTCAAACTCTATACGGCGCTCATCAAGCGACATCTCAATGGCTGTATCAGAAAGAACGTCAAGCGGTGAGCCTGCCAGCTCCAGACCGGATGAGCCATACCCGGCGCGGATCGTTGCCAAGCGTCTACGGTTCTCGCGTGACTTGTCTTCGCTGTCGATGCGTGCGGTGTTGATGTTGCGCGTTCTGTCCTGTTCGGCAAGAACCCGGTTACGCTCAAGGATACTGGCGTTATATTCAGCGGAGTCCTGTGCGGCATCGCCAGCACGGAGAGCACCCATCACACTTACGGCTGTTCCTACTAATTTAAGACCAGCGACTGCTACGGCCATTGTCATGGTTTGATCCTCACGTACATCGTTTCATCGTGGCCGAATACACCGTGCGCTATCATCGGCTCCGGTGTCTCGCACTTAAACCCTATCGCTTTAGCCCATCTATGCCCTTCCTCAAAGTCGGAAGCTACGTACAGCTCAACACGCTTTGCGTGGTACAGGTTCATAAACGAGCGTATCTTACGTGTTAGTTGTAGCATGTACGGCCCTGCGTCACAAGACAGTACAGACCAAGCTAATCCTCTGTGCGGGTACAAGTCGTACACCCCAGCAGCGCAGATACATCTCGAATTAACCCACGCTGATAACGCTGTGCCTTGGTCTACAAGATAGCGAAACTCAGGACGGAGAAATACTGCCTTCTCCATCTCATCGCCCGGTTGCGGGTTTATAAGCGCTATGTGCTCTACGGAGCACGGTAGGTAGGTTATCTCGGTCATCCCCTGTCCTGAGTGACAAGCTGTGGCATCAGGCCCACGATATTGAAAGGCAGAGGTTGTTCTTTCTTCCTGCGGAAGGCGACAGATCCTTGCTTCTCGTAACCGGGAGCTGTAGTTACTGGATCGAGAATACCACTAAACAATGTGATTGTCTCTACCTCATCGGCGTTGCTAGGATACGTCAAGGCCGTCCATTCAATTACGTTCATGTCTTCGTTCCACGTACCGATCTCGCCGCCATAGGACGACCAGACGTTGACGGACACACAGTGGATACGTTTCTCTTTGCCCTGTGCCGTGCCATCCTGAGCGCCGTTCTCCAGACGTGAAGTCTCGCCCTCAGCATCGAAGCCAAGGCCAATGATGATGTTCTCAGCTTCGGCAGGGATCGTCACCATACCGCCCGTAACGGTGAGGGGGCCTACGGGTATGCCATCAGCCAGACCGTAAACGACTTGGCCTTCTAAGTGTTGCAGTCCGTAGAACTCCGTGATGGCCGCACCCTCGTAGCGTATGGCGCAGTCAACGTAATGCGCGTCTGCTATCGTCATGTCGAAATCCCAGAAGCGTGTCATCTTCTCGATGTATCGTCTTGTCTGACCGTCTACTGTTCTGCGTATGACAAGCCACAGCTCGTCTTGTAGCTGATCCTGTGAAGGGATACTGGATATGCTTTCGACTATACCGCCTGAGAAGTCGTGACTGTGCCATCCTACTACGTTCTCATCGCGGTTATACGTAAGCCCTTTAACTAAACCGTCTTCCCTCAGTAGCCACACTATGCTGTACGGCTCCGCTGTGTATGTAACCTTAACGAACGGGCTAACCCCTAAGTGAGACGCGAGCGTAGACATTGACGGAGACTTATACCCATCAGCTTCATACACGTAGGCAAACTCACGCAGGGTACGCCCTGACCGTTGCACGTACAGAACTTGACTGTCTATAGCTACAGGCTCTGTCTTAGAACTGCCGCGAGCGCTACTCTCGTTGGCCTTGACGTTGCTAGGCGTAATCGTCTTGTCAGATCCTTCGGCTGTAGAGATAACGAACTCTTGCGAGCCTGTACCCATAAGCAAGCCTTTATTGCTACCCACGATCCAGCGGATACGCGACAGCTTGCGGGAGTTGAGACGGCCAACGATGGCGCTGGTATCAAGCACCGTGCCGTCAGGCTCCGTCTGGCTGATCTTCTCGTACAGCCCTGTTACTGACGCGGCGAACATATCCGGGGCTACGTTCGATCCTACCCACCAGAGACGATCCTGATAGAAGCAGAGGGCATTCGGGTATCCTGTCGTATCCGACCAGTACCCAAGCCTCCACGCCGTCACAGCGTCAAGCGAGCTGAAAGGCTCACCCAGCAGCGTAGCCGTCACTACCGTTGTGCTGCTGCGTGCTGTAATGCGAAGAGAGCGCCACGTACCATCGTTACCCTTGACGCGGATCAAACGGCCAATGTCTGTGGTCTGGAACCCGGTGTCGTTATTGATGCCTACTATCGAGCTGGCCGTGATCGTCAGGCTGGCTGATGTGGTGCTACGCAGCATGAGGCTGTGAATGCGCGGTGTCAAAGCGCCGTTGCGGGTAACAGCTTTAACTACGATCCGGTAGTATGCGTACGCTGTAGCGTTCTTTATCTCAAAGAAGGCAGACTTGTTATTCGTAAACAGAACATAGTTAATACGGCTATCCAGTACGGTGTAGTTAGTGCCGTCATTACTACCCTCAAACGTCCACGTAGACGGTGCGTAGTCTTTGATAGTGTAGTTCGTATTATCGTTTGTAGTTGCTAAGTGTATGCTGTAGCCGTTGCATATAAACGCAACGCTGTTTTGATAACCGAGTGTTCCGGTCTGAGACGTGCTGCTCTCCCAGTACGATGTTCCGTCTCCGTCATTAAACGCCCGGTAGAAATCGTTTGCCCCGGTTATGCCACTGCCGAACGCTGTACTGCCAGCAGGCGTAGTGTTGTTCGTCATATTGGGGTTGTGCCTGCCGGAAGCAGAAGGGGTGAGAGTGGTAGCCTCTTCATTCTCTGGCATGTAAGGGCCGTCCACGAAAACCACTTCCTCAAACACCCAGTCGTACGTATCCCTACGTTTAAGTTTGTAGGGCTTAACGTCAGGGTGAACGAGGTACACAACATCGAGTGATTGCAGATCCCGCACATCAGGCAGATCCGCCTCAGCGTAAGGGCTGTCAATCATATAGACGAGCGCAACGCTGGCCGTCAGGAGCGCCATAGCGGGGTGCGCGATGTCAACGGTGTAATCATCCCCCACCTTATTGGTGATCGTTGCTACTTCGGCATTGAGGTTATACGCGTCAGGGAACCCAGAGAACGCAACTTGCATACCGATAGCCCCGCCTGCTGCCGTCAGCGCAGCCGAGGTAAACTTGAACGGGCTGTCGTCTATCACGGTCATAGCGACAGGCGTACGAACCAGTAGGCCAGTGTTGGTGTGGAAGCGTACTTTCTGGTCACAGAACTCCAGCATCAGCGCGTTCGACTCCGAGAAGATGAACGGCACGAGCAGGCTCTTCTTAGCGTGGTTGTACGCTGATGCCATCAAGTACGTACCTGAGCGCGGGATAGCTGGGCCTTGTGGCGCAGCTACGTAGTTGAGCATCTTCCGGTTTGAGGAAGGATACCTGTCTAGGTCTGTACGACCTTCTACCAGAACAGATACTTCACCCGCGTTGAAGGATCTGACTATCGGGGATGCTTTCGTCATTACATGTACCTGTCTTGTAACCAAGCGTATGCAGAGTCGTCAGCGCTTACGTCTTCCGGCCCCATGACAAAAGCATTAGCCTGTGCCGCTGCTGTCACAGCGTTATCGTACATGGCCTTAGCTGCTTCCTTCTTGGGGTTCGATTGTGTTACGTACTCGGCGCTCTGGTACGCTACCCAGCAGGCCAGCACATCATCGAACAGGGGATCGAAGTCTGCTTCTGATACGTTCTTTATGAAATCGAGTTTAAGTGTAGGGTAAGCGCTGTATATCTTTGTGCCGCGCTGCTTCCATTCCGTATACTTCGTGCGTACAGGGCGCAAGCACAGGTTAGGCATCTGATACACGTAGGGCTTCTCTACGTCAGTCAGTGTGTTCGTTAGTGTCAGAGGGTAGTTCTCTTCAAGCGCGAAGACCCAGCGGCGTTTTGTAAGTTCTACCCTGCGCCAGTGTGGGTAGTTGCTCGCCATGTATGCTTCAAGTGGGGTCTGTGCCGGATCAATCCGGTTGATACGGGAGGTTGAGATTTTGGACATACCTAAGTTTATAATCTGTACGTCCGTCAGCATCTCAACCTCCTGTTATCACATGTCGTTATAAGCGTACGATTACTCGTACACGTAAACGATAAAGCCTTCCATCGTAGCGCCTACAGGGATCGTGCCGCCAGCGACAGAGCCTTGTACCGTTACGCCAGCTTTGGAGTAGATGTCATACTCCAGAACCGTGCTGAAAGCCGCAGCCGCTACAGCAGAAGACACGTCCATGGCGCTGATGAACGCCGAGGCGTTAGCAGCTTCTGTGGTTGCGTCCGCTGACAGATAGGCCAGATGGCCGATGCTCAGGGTGCGTGAAGCGCCCCATGCTGATGTGGTGATGCGTGACAAGCACGGAATGACCTTGAGCTGGCCCGGAGGCAGCTTGCACAGATCAATCGTGGTTGTAGCATCGCCAGCTACAGCAACGGCAGGGAGGTTAAAGTATTGAATACGCAGTTTGCCGTGGTCGTTGGTAGGACGGCCCCGGTAGTTGTCTGCCATTTCATCAGATTTAAGTGCGAGAACAGCCATGGCTGTATCCTTTCTCTATTTAGTTAAAACGATATGTAGTCAGATCAGGGAGCGTAACGTGAGCTACGCTCCCTAACTCACCCGATTATTCAACCCAGTCGATAGCGAAGACTTTGCCTTCATCAAGACGGGTAGCGTTACCAGTGAACGTACCGTGGATCTGCTTGATGTTGTTCTTATCACCGCGATTACCGATGATAATTTCAAGACCCGCCCAGTTACCGTAGTGCATTCCGTCTGGAACCCAGACAGGGGAGCTACGTGTGGTCGAGGCCAAGGGGATGCCCTTGCCGTTTGTCGCATCGCCGTTATCTTCGTACGGTACGAAGTTGAAGCCCATGAAGTTTGTCACTTCACCATCAACCAACGGCTTGACGGCGTTGTAGTCGGATGAACCAACAGCAACTTCGCCCAGCAGATCGTCTACGGCTTCGGCATTGACAGCGATGTACGGACGTGTCGTACGAACATCAACGTGTTTGCGTTTGATGAGCTTACGGACAGAGCGCAGTTTCGCAACGGTAAAGCCTGTACCGCCAGCAGCAACGGTGTTAGCCGCAGCATACACAGCAGTGTCAGTACCGTCTTTGCCTGTCTTCGCGTCAGCGAAGAACTTGGACATGATGATCTCATCCATCTTGCGTGCAGCAGCTTCGCGGAAGCGCTCAACGTAAGGTGATGTCGGATCGTAGATCATCTTGAGCTGGTCGAGACGATCAACCAAAACGGCGCAGTCATACTCTACGCCAGTAATCCAGCGTGAGGTATGTTCCAGCTCTGTGAGCTTCGTATCGCCGTAAGGCGTAGAGCGCTCAATGAACTCGACTTTACCGATGAAGTTGACTACCTGAGACTTGTCGCCCATGTAGCTGTTCGAGGAGATTGTGCTCATCAGCAGACCGCCTTGCTTGGCGAGTGCAGCTTGCACGTTGGCCGTATACATCTTTACGTGATGTTCCGGCACTGAGTAGGTGGCTAAGGTTTCTGCCATGATATACCCCTTGTTAGGTTTACGTTAAAAACAATCGTACTGTCTGGATGACTAACGAAGGGGTGTTCGTGTTATACGGCCCTTCTTTTTAAAGAAGATAATAAAAGGGAGCCAGACAGAACGGCTCCATTTATACTTAACCTTACTCGGTATAGGTGTCAATAGCCTATTTAGACTTCGCGTATAACCGCTCCATCTTCTGTACAGCATTAGCGTGGCCGGGGTCTTTGCTATTGGTGTACTGGCCCCAGAACACAGGGTCTGCCTGTAGCGTAGTGATACGCTGTGAGGCTTGCTCTGGCGATAGGTTTGTCGGGTCGTCCGGGTCTGTATTCTTACCCGTACTGACGAAGCCGCCTTCTGCTGACTTCTTACCGATAGCGGCAAGCAGTTCAACCACAGCGGCCACTCCGATGTTCTTATCGAGCTGCTCCTGCACAGCCGCGTCAAGACCGAGAGCCTGCATAGCACGTAGACCCGCAGCTTTGTTTGCTTCCAGATCCGCGCCCCACTTTGTTTCCAAAGTCTTCAACGCTGTCTCGTTCGCTACGCGCTCTTGTTCGATGACCTGAGCGTTCATGCCTGCTACATGCTTCTCCCACTTCTCGTAGGCAGCTTGTGCTTTGGCATCATTCGCGCCCAGCTCGAAGAACAGTTCCTTACCGAACTTCATCAGACCTTCATCAGGTGTCGTACCTTCGAGCGGTTTGATGTTGTATTTATCGGGGGCTTCTGGTCGGCCAAGTTTGGAATAAAAGGAGTTCATCTGCTCAGGCGTGGCCTTGCCTTCGATAACAGCTTGAACCTCTGGAGCCATCGTATTCATCTTATGCGCGTTCCAAGCTGCACGCGCAGCCTCGTCCGGTGTCGCATAGTTCTTGGCTTCCATGTATTCTTTAATCGGCTGCTCTTGAATGCCGCTCCACCATGGCTTCGCTGCATCGCCTTCACCGATCTTCCACACGCCGTCTTTCACAGATGACCACGGAGCTTGAAACTCTGCTGGGGTCGTTGTGCCGGGAGGGGGTGTAGTACCTGTTGGGGCAGGCGTTGTTCCAGCGGGAGGTGTGGTTCCTGTTGGTGCTGCGCCTGTTGGGGGCGTAGCAGGTGTTCCCGTTGCCGGGGCTGCTGTTGTAGTCATTGGTAGTCTCCTACTTGTAAAGAGCGTCTGTGTATTTAATAAAGAGCGTATCTGTATCCAGACGCGTTTGATCTACGATACGTTGGTAGACTTCACATCTACCCTCTTTAATCTTCATAAGTGTTTCAGCATGTATGCCGTCACGCATATCAAACCTTGGCGAGAATGCGCGGCAGAACCTAGCAAGGTCGTTCAACACTACGTCTATGTCGCTTTGAGTACGCGGCCCTTCTGTAAACACTGCCGTATACGCAGCCTTACGCCGCTGTATAGCCTGACGTACTAGCTCGTCCTCTTCGCTTGTAAGGTCTTCAACCTTAGCTTCTTTGGCAGCGAGATACTCAGGATCGAACTCGTCAATCACTGTGTCGATAAAGTCTGTGCCTTCGCTCATTATTCAGTTCCTTGCTGCATATCTTTGGCGGTCTTCAACGCGCCAGCTATCGGTGCTGCGTTCTTCACGAGCATCTCATCCTGTGCCTGCGTAGCACGGTTATCTGCAAGCTCGGCCTTACGGTTCTCATCGTTCATCCAGCGAGCAGGAACGGCCATGTAATCACTGATCTCTGGGATGGCCGTATCGAAGTTAAAGTTATCAAGGTGCGAGTTGTCACCTGTAGCATTGACGACTTGCAGTGCCATCTCGACTGCACGCATGAAGCCGCTGACCTCTTCGGCGTATATACCCTTCGCCATCGGTGACGTGTAGATGATCTCGTATTCACCCTTGGCTTCGATAAGCTCAGGCGGCATACGCGGCATCTGCCCCATCTCATCCAGCAGATCTAGCTCGCGCTCGATGTCTGGGCCGAGCAGCTCGGATTGCAGAGCGCCCATCGTAGGCGACAGCAACGCGGACTTCTCAGCGACACGCTCCATCACTTCGGTAGCGGTCATCTCAGGTGTCTCGGTCAGGATCTGGAATAGGGTAACAAAGAAGCTGTCTTCGATGTCACGGCGCTCGTCCTGCAAGATGTCTTTGCTGACTTGGAAGTTACCAGTCTGTAGCGTCTGGATAAGCGCACGGCCTTGACGATCCACAGCGCCATAGTTCACAGCGCCGGGGCGCAGATCCACACCGCCGTTAATCATGCCGTCATCGTGAGCCAGCAGCACAGGGTCTGCCGCCTTCTGGCCTTGGCGGAGGTTTGTTTTCTTGATGGCGCTGGCGGAGCCTAACGCTGGCAACGCTTGAATAGCCGGGGCGTAACCGTAAGGGTCGCCGCTCTCGCTCATAACGCGTGGTGTCAGGTACGGCATAGAACGGTAGCCGTGCTCGTCAGCAACGTAGCACTGATCCGGCACGCACACGTATGAACCGCTGATAGGGTGACGGCGACTATCAAGCGCCTGCCTGTCAAAATCTTCACGCACTGTACATACGTGAATGAACTCGTAGTACGATGTCTCTTTCGGCGTAGCCCCGCCTTGTGTCTGAGCGGCCATGGATCTAGGCAGCTCTGCACCGGGGAACTTCTCACGGAACTGGCGCACGTTGAGGAAGAACCTACGGAACACCGTAACCACTTCGCCGTCATCGTTCGTCAGGATGAATATGTCGCGCAGAGGGCAAGCCTTGTACAGGAAGCCCGGAGTTTGAGACAGCGCGTTAGGGCGGCGTTGTCCAACGTAGATCGGCCCCATGCCGTACGTACCCAGCGAGCCGTACACTTCGGAGAACGCACGCTTGAAGTTAGCGCGTGGCGCATAACGCATCGTGAATAGCTTGCTCTGTGTTGTATCTAGGAAGTCGCGTACACGCGCCTTACGCATCAGCGACTTATCTGTGACTGTAAAGCCGTGCCACTTCATGTTGTGTGGTGTAGCCAGTCGCTCAAGAATAGCTACGTACTTAGCCAGAGAGCGTGCGCCTGTACTGTCGTATGAAACGCGCCGTGCGTTCGAGCTGTTGCCGCCATAGCTGGCCGCGCCGTCTGTCATCCACGCGCCGTAGTGACGCGGCATACAGTAGGCCGAAGCCATACGCCAGTCGTTCTCGTGTGGGTTACGGATGGTCTTGGCCTCGTTATACCAAGTGACAATATCTCGTGCGTCTCTGCGTGCCATTACGTTCTTGCTGCTCCGCCTAAGAACCGGACAGATGACGAAGCCTCAGTCAGGCCCCCGCCTGTCAGGAAGGTTGAAGACCTACCCGAACCTGACGTAGCCAGACGCTTACGCTGTTCGTCAGCCAGCTCCTGTGTCTGTGCATCTGAGCGCTCAGGCTCAGGCGGCAAAGGCGCAGGGAGAGGGGCGGGTTCGAGTTTGGGTTGCTTTGGTGGGCTGAATAATTTGCTCATGGTTTCCTCATCAAGCGAACTCATCGTATTCGGTCTTGGCTTTGTTCTTATCGCGTTGCGCGTCTCTATTGCGGTCACGCCGAGCTACACGCACGGCCATGGTTAGGGATAGTGTATCAGCATCGTCAGGGCTTTCCAAGCCCCGTTTTTTCATATCTTCTTTAGCCTCCAGCTTTATCCGCTGCTCATGCCTATCAAGGGTGTAGAGAATTGTCGTAAGTTGTTTAAACATAACGGGGTCGTCATTGATACAGCCCTCGGCGTAGAGCCAGTCACGCATCAAAGCCCAGTTCTCCGCACGCCTGTTTACGTAGAGGTTGTGCTCGTTTGCTGCCGCGCCGGGGTGTATCTCTACAACCTTGTAGCCCCGATCACGCATGATGTCGATAACGCCAGCGCCGGGGCCAGTCGCTTCGATAACAATTATGTCCGGCCTGTGTATATCCGCTTCGGCCATACAGATCTGCGCCAGCCTGACGGTGCTCAGTCCTTTAAATTTCTTCCACGGTATTGAACGCGCATCGCGCCCCTGCCGGAACCCGATCACGGAATGGTCGTTACCGAAACGCGCCACGTCTACCGCCATGATAAGACCCGCCATCGAGTCGTACACTAAGTCTCGTTCCATAGCCATACGCGCTATGTCTACGCTGATGAAGCCGTTAAAGCTCTGCATAGGGAACATGCCCTTAACGCGAACCTTTATCTCGTCACTATCTTCGCCGTACTTCGCTATCAAGTCTCTCGTAGCGTTTACGTTGGTGTGGCTTACTTCACGGCTATCTACGTGTCTTGTGTTGTACAGATGAGCGTGCTTGTCAAAGCAGTCTGCAAACTCTCCGTCAGGGCGTGTAGGGTTCCCGAACGCTAGAAAGAACTTCTCGCCACTGCCGAGCAACGCGCCTTCGGATACTTCCCATACTTTACCATGAACACCAGAAGCTTCATCGAATATGATGAACACTGTCTTGCCTTCGTTGTGCAGACCCGCGAACGCTTCTGTCTTCTGCTCGCTAACGGTAGCGGCTGTCGTTTTGTAGTTCTTCTGTTTCTCTTCGGGGTAGGCGGAGAACACAAGTCCTGTAGCTGACCACGTAAACCAATGCTTATTGATTAAAAGGTTGTACCACTTAGCTAGCTCAGGCCAAGTCTTATCCTCAAGCTGAAACTGTGTCGATGCCGTAACCACGCCGCGAGTGTCTACCCTTGTAGACATGAAGAAACATATGAGCCACGCTACGAGTGCTGACTTACCTACGCCGTGGCCGGAAGCGACTGCCGACTTCCAGACCTCCATGCCGAGGCCGATCTCACTCAGTACAGCGTTGTTCTTTATATGCTCGCCCAGATCTTTGAGAAATAACTCCTGCCATGGCTCTGGGCCTTTCTTATCTTTCAGCGGGTTCTCACTGCCGTCAGGCAGGAACTCTTCGCCCCATGGGAACGCCGCAACCACGAAGCCGTAGGGGTCGTTGTAGAAGCTGCCGATGAACTCAGCTAGCTTTCTTTCTGTATCAATGTTTAACGACATGCCTTGCTCATTACTTCCTATTCCGTTATATTACTGATATGAACTTACCGTATGACTATTACCCTGCTGTTCTGTACGCCATCGACAAGATCTCTCAAGGTCTTACGGAGACGGCTGCGTGTGACGAAGCTAACATCAAGATAGCTACGTTTAGAAACTATATCAAGAACGACAGCCTTCTACAAGAGCAGCTCGCAGAAGCCGAGCAACGCGGCAGAGATGCCATGGCCGATGCGCTGGTACAGATCGACAACCACAGTATCTACGGCCAAAGCAATCCTCAGATGGCGAAGGTCGTATCAGATAACATTAAGTGGCTGCTGTCTAAGCGCGACGCTAAACGGTTCGGGGAGAAGTTGGAGGTCACGCACAACATTACGGCTGACCGGGCTATCACTGACGCACTTAATGCGGGTCGCCGCCGTGCTGCACTTTCCCATGACGAAGATGACTTCATTGACGTGACTCCGATCATTGTCCAAACCGAAGAAGAGATCCTTGCAGAGATCCTGTCTTAGCGTCCGCGCCGTCTCATAAACACCATATTGAAACGCTGTGTCAGCTCGCCCCCGGCCCACGTACTCTCGTCTCCGTATGCGAACCAAAGAGCTAATAACATTACGGTGCTGAATACCCCTGCGCGTTGACATAGACGGCTGCGGCTGTCGTACCGCATACAACCTCAAGAAGCGTGGCTGCTGTACTCTTTAGCGGGTTAGCAAAGGTTATAGGCTGCTGGGTCATGTTGGCTGCCGCCATACCGCGCCATATCACCGTGCCGCCTGCACCGTCACGAATTGAAACCTCTGTGGCTGTGCCTGAGTTATTACTTATCTGTAGGCTCGTTATGTAGTTTCGTATACCCGCACCCTGCGCTGCTCTGATCGTAACGGCTGTCGTGTTGATGATACCGCCTGTCGCTGCTGCGTATGACCAGTCAAGCTCTGGGATAGAGAAGGGCTTGATGATCTGTGCGCCGACAAGCGTAGTCACAAAGTCTGCAACATCTCCTGTAGCTACGGCTGTATAGTTCGCTGTGAGCGCACGGCCAGCTTGCCTGACCGGGTTGCCTGATATGGCAGCGTCATGTGCGGCTGCGCCTGCAACTCCGGTGGCCGTGACAGAACCGGATATTGGTTGGGTTGCACTAACCTGAGCGGCAGGGATAGGCTCAGTGGCGTAAGGGGCAGGCTTGATCACCCACGTTTGAGTACCGGAGGTAAAGGCCGTAGCCCGTACTCGCATCCAGCGCAATCCATTGACACTCAGCTCCCACCCATACGCGGGGGCAGCAGACAAGTTACCTGTAGTCGTTTCTATGGTGTTTGCGTTAGTACGTACAGCTTGTATGGTGAACCAGTTACCGTCCGTTCCGTTCGTGCTGTTAATACTACCCTCGAACGTACAGTTTATCGTACTGAATGTTCCGAAGCAGTGGGCCATTATGTTACTAGAACGTGATACGTCAATAGCAACAGTGTCACCGTTTACCGTGATCGTGTCGGTTACAGCGGCTTGGCTGGCCGGGGCTGCTGATACTTTCAAACGGCCAGCTTCATCCATTTTCAAGTTGGTGTAGTCACCGTCTGTTCCTGCTGTCGGCGTGTCACTATCTCTACGCACACCAAGTATCACTAAGCCGGGATCACCGTTAGCGCTAGCTGAATCTTCGGCCTTAACAAAAGTACCGGAGACTGTAGCGTTTAAAGATCCATCAGCGTTGACGGTAAGGCAGCGGGAGAAGTCCGTATGATCTCCCATCACAACGACCTGACGCTGTACATCGGCGCTGCCGTTATTAAGCTGTTTCGTATCTACAGACTTACCCGTACTGTCAGGCGGTACTTTAACAAAGCTGTCAGACATTACTCGCCTTTCAGTACCTTATCGGTAGCAGCTTTCGCAGCGGCCACGGCATCTGTGTTGAGTTTCACTTCTGCTACAAGCAGTGAGTTCGTTTCGCTCAGTTCTTTGATGCTATCTTCGTACTCAGCAATACGGTTCTCGAACTCGGCTTTCTGTGCAGCCATGCTGTCGCGTTCGGCTTCGATCTCTGCCATCGCTTCGTCTATACGCTTCTTAGCGTTAGCCTTAGCTTCCTCTTCGATCTCTGTAGCCTTAGCTGTAGCTTTGACAATCAGCTCGTGCTTGTCCTCTGTCAGCTTCTTAATATCGGCTTGCAGTTCTGTCAGCGTATCGAACCCTTCGTCTAGGCTGGCTTGCAGTCCTACCAGTTTAGCTTCTGCCTCTTCGACAGACGCTACAACTTCCTCTGCTTCCGTAAACGCTTTAGCGATACGGCCCATACGTTTCATTTCTTCTTTGAGTTCAATATCCATGTTAGCCCCTTGTAGCGTTAAGTCTGCCGTTGATGTCTGTAGTTCCGTCACCACCTTCGGTAACAGCTTTAATGTATGTAGGGTTCTGGGCTACGAACTCGCCTTCTGTTTCGTCTCCCGTACCATCAAACGTGATGACCTCACCCGCTTCGTTACGTAGGTAGAACCACGTAGCTGTCTCAGGGGCAGTCTCTGCTCGCTCATCAAGCGTGCCTTTGAATTTCAATAACGCTCCACCGAACACGCCGTAGCCTTGCACGGTCTTATCGTTGTGGTTCGGGAGCTTAAACACTTCGCCTTCTGTATCAGCGGCTAAGTTGTTCCATGATTTCTGCACACCACCGCGCACATCAGCGCCACTGGGGTTGCTGCTGCCTATGATGACATTGCCTAAGCCGTCTCGTGTGGGGTAATCGGAACTCATTGTGGCCTCCCATAATTCTCCTACAACGTACCGCATCTCTACGGCCAAAGCAAGAGGGGCTTCACATCGCTGCAAAACCCCTCTCAACACTTCTAGCACAGGGAGAAAACTAAATCTTTAAATCTTCGATGTCACCGTGGAGCGTCTCGCTGTCTATCTTCGCTTCCTTGACTGTAGATACGGCGCTCGCGTACTTGTTCTTCCATACTTTCACGTCTTCTTCGAGCTTCGTTACTTTGTCTTCAAGCTCTGTAATCGTGGCGCTCTCGCTGCTTTCGTATTCTTTCATGCCCTCTTCGAGCTGTTCAACTTTATCTTCCAGCGCTTTTATAACTTCGTCTCGCTCCTGTAGCTGCTGCCGCATCTCTGTAAGCTGTACGTCACCGAGTTCATCAGAACTGTCACCTTCACTATCCGATCCTTCCTCCTGCGTCTCTGCGGCATCTTCACCACTTTGCGCTGCTTCCTGCTCTCCAACACTACCGCTCTCCCGCTTTTCATACCATTCAGCTATCGCCGCTACAATGTCAGCCTTCTTATCACGACCCATCAGGTTAATCTCATTCTCGTTCGCAAATACTCTTAGCTCTGCGATGGTCATGCTCTCAAGGTCTGTAACAATATCTGCTGCTGTCATGGCTGTAACTCTCTGTGTGATTTAAAATCTATACTCCCTACGATACTTTCTTCCCTCAACGCCGTCAAGCCCCTACTCCAGCCACGTTATGTATATCTATCACGGCCATGGTTTTGGGTTAGTACCTCGCGCAAATTTTTATAGCACGCATCCCCTCTTAGCACTATCAGGCTCCCTACCCCCTGCCGGGTGATCGGCTAGTTAAGTACGGGTCGTCCGTTACGTTAGCAATCTAGCTAATAGCATTTCTGCTAATCCTATTTTTATTTAGTTTAGGAAGTAGAGGGCATTGGCGGGATCTCACGCGCAGAACCATACGG